AACATCTAATCCCCGAGGGTGTGACGCAGAAGGAGTTGACCGAAAAGTATGCAGCGATATTCAAACCGCTCTCAAAGATGGTAGAATTTAAGGACAATAAAGGTGTGGTACATAGTGTATCAGTTCAAACTCTTGTTAATGATCCTGATTTCGCCGCAAAAGTAGTACTGTCGAGAGCAATAGCGCGGGATACGCTCCTTGGAAAGGCCACTGCTGTTAGGTCAATTATGGGCGGTAAGGGTGAGGGACTAAAAATAGATGTGAACGGTGAGAAGATAACCAAAATAGAATCTAATTTTCTGGTCCTAGCTGCAGTTTCGCCTAAATCTGTTGTAGCACAACTGAAAGGGGTAGAAGCTCTCTTCAAGGCCGACACTCCGGAAGCATTTATAGAGGGACTTGGTGTTCTAAAGAGTATGGGATTTTTCCAAAATAAAAGTCCCGAAGACCTGGAGCAGATGGCCGCGAATCGATATGTGAGTATGAAGGTTACACAGCCCAATGGTACACAGAAGGATGTAGTACTCAGTATAAAAGATGTTGGCTCGCAGCTATTGAAGAGTTACCTTGCAACCCAAAAGGGAAAAGAGGTCACAAACTTCTTTGTAAAAAATGAAGCTATGTTGGAACGATCAGGAGTCAATCCGCTTATCATCAGGGCAGGCAAAACAGGAAGTGAACAAATTCAAGCTAGTATTAGAGTCCTTATCAATGATCGCAACGAGAACAAACGTACCCTTCTGAATAGCTTGGTAGCCCTCGCTGGGAGGGCACAATATAGAGACCAGGTCGATAAACTTGTTGATGCCGCGGCTATCAACGCAGGCGTCAATCTAAATGATACAAAGCTGCCTCTATTTAAAAGGATCGCGAATTTCTTATTTAATGAGCCAGACGTTGGCGGTGTAACTACACCTGGGGGTGGGGCAACACCTACCGAAGGTGCTGTTGATATGCATAAAGTGTTCAACCGCGCATATAATAAAATGACGCAGCCCCCCGTCCCTCCAGGCGAAGATGACTAACCCCAAACTAGGATACTAACATGGTAGAAATAGCAGATAGAATTGGAGAGGTAGTAACTGAGGATATCCCTCAATCTACAGCAGTATTGGAATCAGGAACTCCTACTCTTCTCCGTGAACATCTTACTTCTCCGTGGGCACAATCCATACTGGATAGGCAAGCTGCTATTGGACTTACCCTGCATGAGTCTCTTGTGCGGATTCGTAATGGTGCATATGACCTCCTTAAGCCTAGTGGAAAAGGCCAGCCTGGACTTGATCCTCTAGATGTAATGGAGGCATTTGGAGCCTCCAGAGACTTTATGGTGATGTTGCCTAAACTCGTGGATAATCCACAGGCTCAAGTTCCCATCCTTAGCGCGGGACAAGAGGGCTTCCGAGACAAGGTTACACAGCTTATACCAGCAGGTCTAATGACTCTAGACCCAGACCTAGAAAAGAGAATTGGGGAAGAAGAAGCAATCGTGGAACCGGGTTGGGTAACTGGGCCATTAAGATATGGTGGAGCTTTCCTCGGCGGTGCTATAGGAGCTACCCCAGAAGAAGATAAAAATACAGGTGAATTTATAGCCAAAACACTGGGTCAGTTGGTAGTTGGGGCGACTATATTTGGGAAGACATTAAGAGCCCTCACGGGGACAAAAGGAACCAAGACGGCTTTAAGTATTGCTACAAAGGGGACACTCTCTAAAGCAGGAGCAACCACAGGACTTGTTGAGGGAGGTCTTGAGTGGGCATTTTCCGAAAGGAAGGTAGGAGCCGGGGATGTATTATTTCGAGGGGCGTTTGGTGCAGCTATTCCTCTTGTAGCAAAACCTGTTATCTCAGGTGTTAAACACACTGTTCAGCTTATCGGTAAGGGAAGTATCTCAGCTGCAAAAGCTGTGGGTATTGTATCCCGTGTGACTGGACAACATCTAGAAGGGGAGAAGGAGTTCCTTAACGCTTTACGTAATGAGCTTCGTGAGGCCGGAACGAAGATTAGCATCAAAGAATTAGCTAAACGTCCTGCTATTCAACAACTCTTTAAACGTGTAAAGGAGAGGATAACAACTCCTATAGGTAAGACTGTAGCGACACTGGAAGATCGTATTACAAAAGCGCGTGAGTTGTATGAGTTTGAGTTAGAGAACATAACGAAGAATCTTGTACCTCCATTAAGAAACAAACAGCAGATAGTGGCCGCTGTTGTAGACCTCAACAGTCGCTATACTAAGAATATACAACTGCTGGAATCTAATCTAAGAGGTTTCCGGAAGGGCGCTCCTTCTACACTAAAACAACGTGTTCCTGAGAGTGCTTTGGGAGTTCCTTTAGATCACCTTCCCCCTCTTGGTGCAGGTACAGGAGTAGCTAAAGCTTCTACCTCTGCTTTCCGTAGGCTTCTAGCCGCTGCTGGAAGACGTGGTGTCAATATGGATAATCTGGATGATATGTCAAACCTTGTGTACGGAAAGAGAACGGGGTTGCTTGGTAGGGATGAGGTATTCTTCTTGACAGAGAAATTAGATGCTGAAGATATAGCCTCCAAACTATTTGGAAAACATGTGATTGCTAAGATTCCCAAGGGTCTTGAAGTTGATCCAACGAAGGCTCACAAGATGTGGACAGTTACACCACATCTATTTGCCTCTATGGATAAATACCTTCGGAACTTTGGTCCCATGGGTAAGGTCATGGCAGATAAGGTGAGTCAAGTAAGAGTCATGTCTTCTGTTCAGTTTGGTACCCTGTGGCGAGCGGCCAAAGATTCTTTGGACACTTTGTCGGATAAAGAAATAGGCCAACTTGTTAAAGTAATGGAAGGAGAGATAACGGACGATCAACTTCTCAAACTTGGAATTACAGACATATCTAAACTTCGAGGAGTTGGAGCAAAACTACAGGGGCTTATGGATACTGTTTGGCATCAAGCTAATAGGCTGAGTCCTATTGGATATATAAGGAACTACTTCCCACATATCGCGAAAGACTCAAGTATCATATTTGACAGCGCGGCACGTAGTAGAGCTATTATAGCCGCCGCAAAAGAACACAACATTCCAGTAGCCCAAGCGGAGCAGATATTTGATACGTACATGAAACGCCACGGACCAAGGGAGTTTCACAGTCTCACTCGTAGTAGAAGTAAGCTGGAAGATAAGATGATTCCATTCAAAGGACAGGATGGAAATCGACGTGACACATATGATGCGCTCCTGACTTACTTCCTGCGCGGTTCGGAAACGAATCAGTGGCAACTTGCTTTTGGAGCTCCTGCTGCTGTTGGGAAACAACTTCCTATCGTGGGGGCCTTCATTGATGCTGTTGAAGAGAAAGCGGGTGCTGACTTTGGTAAGTTGGTCGGGACAATGTTTGATAGGATGATGGGGGTAGATTTTAATAATACATTGGGTAATAGATTCCTTCGTGTGATGAAGGATATAAACATCCCCCTCCTTGGGCAAGCACAAATCTTACAGATAGGTCAGACGGGTCATATTGCTAGTGCGACAAGTCTGAAGGCATTGTATACTAGCCTCGCCCAAAAGTCTGGGCTGACAAATGAGTTGAGTGGGTTCAGTCGGAAAGAAATTGCACAGTTAGTGGTAGATTCAGGAGTGATTAAGTCGGTTTTGCGTGACCACGTTGCCATTATGACAGGAGGTACTGGTCGAATGGCACAAGGATTCCTTCGAGGCACAGGTATGCTTGGGATGGATGACATGCTGAGGAAAGTGGCCGCGCGTTCCGCTATAGTCCATATGGAGAATGGATTTGCCGCTCTTGCTAAAGGGACCACGAAGAAGATGACTGGTGTTTGGAGACGAGATCTCCAAAAGTTTGGACTCAGTGACAAACGTATAGATGAGATTGTATCTGGTCAAAGCCCTCTCACTGATTTGGAACGACTCGTAGCTATGAATAAGGTAGCGAGTACTACACAATTTCTGGCTTTTCCAGAAGATATTCCTCTGTTCTGGTCCTCTCGTTATGGAAGAGTCCTAACACAGTTCAAAACGTTTGCGTTTCAGCATATGAGATTCATGAAGGATCATATTGTATCTGAAATGAAGAAGGGGAACTTCAGACCTTTTGCTGCGGCAATTGTTCAGATGCAACTAACTGGGGAGATTGTAAACGATATAAAAATGATGGCCCGCGATCCAGTGGGTGTCCTTGAAGGAAAGAGGACGCGTGCAGATGAGCCTACAAGGAAGGTCTCCGAGGCTGTTACAGGACAGTTTCAACGTGTTGGGGAAATGCTAGGACTCAAGTTATCCGGTGGCTCGTGGAGTATGGTGGATCGTGCGATGGACAACTTTTTCGCTTGGGGCGGGGCTGGCTTGTATACAGATATAATATCCTCTATAGCTTTCCGCGATCCAACGGTAGGTGGCATTGAGTTCCTAGGTGGCCCAACTGCTGGGACAGCTCTTCGCATCTGGCGTATTGCAACAAGTGTTGGGCTTGTTGATCCTCCTAAAACAGGAGTGGTTGAGCGTTTTTTGAGGGAGTCCGTGGGATTCCTTAGACAGCGCACACCCCTTCCTTTTCGTCAGCATGTGAATGATACGCTTATGAACTTGTTTGACCTTCCTTCAAGGCCACCGCGTTAGCTTGCCTTTATTGATAAGTGTCGTACTGCGACACTTAAAGTTATCCGAGGAGGTCTTTTATGTCTTCATCAGATAATTTGATTGTGTAGATTTTTGGTGGACCATAGTCTAAGTCTATGACACCAAGCTCATCCAGATGCCTCATATGGCTGAACAATACTTCGGGGGTTATACCTCTCCATCTAACTTTGCGTAGTAAGCTGGAATGATCCAATTTACCACCAGCTTTTTGGAGATACTCTACAATTCTCTTCTGATCCCTGCCACCTATATTTTCCGTTCCCACGTATGACAGCGCGGTCCGTGTACCCTCCTGTAGGTCCATAATCATATCCACTGACTTTCTTAAAGCTGCCTCGGTGATGGTAAGGTCATCCCCTACATCCACAGTTAGAATCATGGCTAACTTTAGAGCATATACATGTGCTCTGTTGTGAAAGGGGATTAGTTTCTCATCCTCTGGCATCTTTGGTCCCCACTCTTGTTCATACCACTTTGTAAAATAGTCTCTGGCACCATCACTGACGGAGAACTCTCCCTCAATATGGGATATATAGTCTGCATCTTCTATTAGAGTCTTTCGTAAAGCGAAATGTTCTTTCTCCCTTACAGGCCAAGCAATAAACTTCTGTCTCTTTGGGACATGGATGATAAGTATCCTTGCCATAAACCCACCATCTATTGCATCTGCAGGAACGGAACTTAGCCAGTCTGGCGTGGAGCATGCGAGCCATGTGGGACATACATTTGCTATATGGAAACTCCCATGCTCTTTTGTTATATAGGGAAACTTCTCCTGACATCCATACATTTCTGTAAGGACGGCTACCATCGTTTGAGCATTCTTGGGAGCTCCAAGAAATACTTTCAGCTCAGGAGAGAATATCAACACCGATCCATCGCTTACAAATCTCCCTTTGGCGAGAAGTCTTTTGTCATAGTGATTCAAGGCGGTGAGGAGTGCTTCTGCAGTTATCTTCTGCTGGACTAGAGTTATTGAGTCTACGTCTTTAATAATTTCCAAACCTATCTCGACGACGGTAGACTTCTTGCCCTCACCAGATGGACCTATTATGAACGTATACAGGTTTGGAAAGAGTTTTTGGTACGCATACTCCAGCCAAACCTGACGACGCAAGAGACTACCCAGAAGTGTTATCCCCGTCCACAGCCTTGCGTTTTCTGGGGTTTCCACGTTTTGGGTGTATTTTACGTAACGCGCGATCCACGATTTTCTTTTCTTCATTGGTGAGTTTGAACCCTTTCCAACTCTTGCCGTATGTTATATACAGCTGACTGAGGTGACTCGCTGAGATGCCCAATGAAGCACTTGCTGCATTGAGTTGTTTGAATTGGGTTCGTAACTCATAGAGAATGTATACTGGAGAGGCTGGAACTTTGTGTGTTACTGATAGCATGATGGCACGCCATGCTATTATGTTAAGTCGAGGATTCTTCTTCGGTTTGTGGAGGTTCATTTCGATAAGCCGTCGGCGGTAAGTTTCGTGACACATCCCAAGCTGACGTGCGCCTTCACGGATGGTGGGAGCACGACGAAACATGGCTTCTATATCTTTGGAGTTATGCTTCATGATCGGATCACCCCGTTACATGCTTGATAGGCTTTTGGTATCTTTCTGCTTCTCCTGTTTCGGGATTCTTCTTCCAGTCTCTCTCCTTAACCTTTTCCCAAGTTGCATGCAGAGCCTGTTCAAGATTAAGACCAGAAATATCACAATAATCTAACAAGTATATGAGGATATCTCCCAAGGCATCTTTTGCTTCCTCACGATACTTCATTTCGTCCATACCCTTGATACCCTGTTCCCACTTGAGATGAGCACGAAATAGCTGTCCAACTTCCTCGCCCGCCCCTAATAAGGGACGATATGCGGGCCTCATGATACCAAAGTTTTTGTCTGCCCACCTTCCAACCTCCTCTTGGGTTTGGTGCAATCCTTTAACATTCATCTACAAATCCTCCAGCTCACCAAAGTTATCACCGGCAGAGAAGTCCATACCTATAAGTATGTCCTCTCCACGTACAGGAACAGTCTCATTACAGTCAAGAAGCGTTCTCTTAGCTTCTTTCAGATCGTTTGGGTCAACAACACAGACTATCTGATCATGGATGAGCATACATACATCTAGACCAACGTCCACTGCCCGCATATATATCTTACTCAGAAGGGTTCCCGCTGTAGATTGTGCATAGTGTCCGTACCCTTCACGATATACACTTTGCGGGCTTCCTTTAAGGTCTCCATAGAAGTCTCGCTCCCATCCCCAAGCGTTGGTAATTGATCCATTCTTATGGAGACACTCTTGTATCCACGGAAAATACTCTCCGCGAAGACCTTTATACAAGGTGTCGAAGTATACATGTCTGAGGTAGGTTGCGTGATTGATAGGTATGTCTGCGGTCTTAGCAAATGTATCTCTTCCCATGTCATAGTTAAGAGCATGAACACATCTCTTAGCATCATACCTTTCCTTAGAGTGCTTACCAACTTCCTCGTACTTTAAACCATATATTGCTGATGCTGTGGCGCTGTGTATATCTAGATTCTTTTGGAAGAATGCCATTCCTGTTTCATCTTTGGCGGCAAACATCACAATGTGAGCCTCTACCTGAACCAAGTCCATAGATATGAGAACCTTTCCTCGTTCAGGTATAAAGATTGTACGTATTACTTTGGAGTCTTTGTGTCTTACGGGTAAATTCTGGTGGTTCCCGCCTGTCTTAAACGCACACCCTTTGGAAGATAGCCTATCAGTCTCAGGAATGAGGGCATACTCAGTTCTAAAGTAACCATCTGGATCAGTAGCAGTTCCCTTTTTGGCTCCTCCAAGATATGTAGTTGTCATCTTTTCAATGCGTCTATATTCTAACAGGTCTGAGAGCCACGGAACGTTTCCGCTTGCCGCTAATGCTTCGAGGGCAACCTTTCCTGAAGATGGCTTGCCTGTCTTCTTGTCTTTCTGTACTGGAAGTTTCATTATGTCATACAGGATATGTCTGATTTGAGTAGAAGAACTTAGATTTATGGTTGAGCTATACTCATCTCCAATCACATCTTTTAGTCCCTTATGTACCTTTTTACTGACGTCTACCATTTGGGTTCGGTAATTTGCTAGAAGGTTTATTCGCTTCTTGAGGTTTATCCTTATACCACGCATGTTTAGGTTGTGGAGATAATCCTTCGTGAGCTTTAGATGGAAGTTGTAGTAGTAATCTAGTTTGCCTAGTTCCTTCAATTCTTTTCTTAGCTCGGTAACACAGTGAGCAGTTGTGTGAATATCCTTACAGTTATATTTCCACCGTTGGGGGCCGGGCGGTTGATTCTTTCCCTCTTCCTTGTAGTATGGGACCGTGTCGTATATGGACGTGACGGTATGGAGAGTACGCGCAAGTTCAGGATAAGCACAGTGTTGTGCCACGATGGTATCAAAATTAAGGTCAAACTCAAAACCCATAAAGCCAAGGATGAAACCATCATAAGGAAAGTTATGAGCACATAAATCTACATTCTTACTTCTAAAAAGGATATCCAGCTTACGGAGCACTTGGATTTCTTCGTGGAGTGGGAACCTGGATGATCCATCTGAGAGCTCGAATACAATACACATCGCCTTTGTACTTGTACCAATGCCAAGACAGTCCACTCGAGGTCCTGGCATGAGCGTCTCAATATCTAATGCAACAGGCTCATTACAGGATAGAAGCTCTTCAATGAACGTCTCCACCTCATCTACGTTGGGGTTTGTTATAATTTCTCGTTCAGGATACTTAAATGTAATAGGGTCGAAGTCTCTTATTCGTACTAAGTCTGCCTCGAATAGTGGGAGGAATGACTTTGACTTTGTGGACCCGTATCCGTATTGTGCTCGCATGGTTCGGATAACAAAGGCGGGATGTACGGTTGGTATGACCCACTTATCCATCCAAGAACATGGATAGATAGAGCCACGGCGGAGAGTAATACTATCATTATAATCAGTAAAAGCTCCGAGAGCGATATTGCCAACAGGAACGATAACCCGTATATCATCACATATTTCAGTGAGTTCTTCTTGTAGCTCTTTTTGTGCCTGAGTCCTTTGGGCACTTGTTAAGTCCTTTATATTACTTGGAGGTTTATGCTTCCAGAAGTTTGTCATGTAACATTCATCAAACGTCAGACCTACATTGGCAAGGGAGCCCTTTAGTCTGTATCCAGACGGACCCATAAATGCCTTGCCAGACTTTAGCTCATATTCTCCAGGAGCCTCACCAACGATAACAATTCCATTAGGTGGAGGATAGGTTCCGTTAGTATACTTGGTCATTTTATTCCTACTTTAGCTTTGGCGTATTGATACCACCGCTCTTCCAGCTCGAATCCTACGGATCGTCTGTTGCACTTCAGTGCTGCGCGTAGTGTACTTCCACTACCACAGAATGGATCGAGAACTAACTCACCTTCCTGAGTAGAGTTCTTTATAAGCTCTTCAATTAAGTCCTCTGGCTTCTCAGTAGGATGGTGTGTTCCTTTCACGTCCGGGCGACCATATTCAAATATGTTGTTCCGAAAGAAGTTCAAGGATCGTTTACCTCGAGATGCAAACAGGAAGGATTCATACTTCCCTGCATAGGAGTTTTGGAAGTCTGTCATAGTGTGATGTTCTTTGATCCAAATACAGGATGGAATTTGAACACGAAACCCCATATCCTCCAGGAACTTTACACACCTCGATATAGACAGCTGATCGAAGAACATATAGATATGACAATCCGGAACAAGAGCCTTCAGAAGACCCTTGGATATATTGTCAAGGAGTTGACTCGCACTACTTTGGTCGTTTACCATAGCCCCCTCTGTGGACAGGGCCAAGGCACGCCTCATCCCAATGCTCTCCAAACCAGCCGCCGCCCCCCAAGGTGGATCAAGTAACACCATCGCCACACTCTCAGGCTTCAGTTTATCTATGAGCTTAGCTGAGTCTCCATGATATAGTTTAACTAAAGTGGGGACTCTCTTCCTCTTTGCCATTTCATTGAGGATGCAGAACTCTTTGTATCTTTTTATAATCCTCAGTCCCTCACGGGCGGAAGATACAGACTGAAGTTTTGGAATCTCATCCATGAAAGAGACGAGAACGAGGTCTTCAACTGTTCGTGTGCGCGTGTCACCTATAACTTGAGCAGTCTTTTTTTGTGTCCAGGGTTGCTGTGCGGCCGCCGCTCCTGTCATCCCCTCCATCCAGGTCTTACGTTCATTACTCATACCGTGAGCTAATAGAAACATGTCGTGGATTTTCTTTTTCGCCAAGGCACGTTCCTGCCATGTGAAGTCAAGTCTGTTATTGTTCTCCTCAAACTCCATCAATAGCTTGTCAAGGTCGTCCACCTTGTTGGACCGTTTGATGGGGACGTCTGCCATACCAAGTTCCAAAGCCGCTCTTAGACGACGCTCTCCACATACTAGGTTGTTTTCTGTGTCTACGATGATTGGTTGAATCATCCCAAGATGTTTTATGGATGTGGCAAGCTCACTGATAGGACCAAGCTCAGTTCGTAATCTTTCTGGAACCTTTATCTTGTTTGGGTTCATAAACTTTCCTCCTCATTATTATGGTGTCGGCATGTGACCTAGACCCTATCTTGTACACATTTACTGGTGTCCATCCTTCTACCATAAGGACAAGCATCTTGCTCGCCCACGTTATAATATATTCTTCTTCCTTATGACCCACCGAGAGGATCATGGCCCCAGGTGCCTCCCCAGGCCCTTTTGGTGATGGCGGCTCCCCCCTCGGCGGGCCACGCAGGTTATTGGCTAACTCTTATTTCCTTCTCCTTCTTCCACCTCCACCATTCTCGTTATGTTCTGAGATACGAACGGAGGTGATTTCATTCCCAGGAATACCTTGGTACTCCTTAATGGTCACGGTTACAGCAACGTTGCGACCATGGCAATCCTCGGTAGCCCAATCATCTGGGACTCTTTCTTCCTCGGTAAGAGGAATCCCCATAGCTGTCATGTAGAAACGCTTGAGGAACCCTATGGCTTTCTCCGTCTTCTTCTCATCAACAACATTCTTTCCATCCTTATTAGTGACATAAACGTCACTCCCAGAACTATCTTTCTCTTTCTTGAACACCTCCAGTCCGTGCCTCATGAAGAGGTTTTCATCCTTGAAGGGACCATCCTCGGTGATAGTGAGGGTCCACATCACCATAGCAGCTCCGGCGGACGTCTTTATAATCTTGGAGTCTGCAATCCTTACAGGATCGTAGTCACCATGATCAACAACTTTTCGTGCATCGTAATCTGAGGCTTTCTTTGGAATTCTTGGCATGATTGTTCTCCGTTAGTGTGTGATACATTGTGAGTTGCGAGGTGCTTCGCTCTTATAAGTTAGCCTCCTTTCTTTTCTCCCTGATTCATCGAAACAACATCTCCTTCAACGTGGGGTTTTCGATGTATTCAGGCATCGCATTGTCTCGTGTTCGGCACATGGCAAAGTTGTCTGCTCTTGTCTGTGCCTCACGATAAAGACCTCCATCTTTACTTCGCTCGGCCTTTAGTCTCCATACTTCATCGAAGTAACGAAATAGATTCCTACGAATGGAGCCCACTATTTGTGGAACTTTTGTAGAATCCTCATGTCCTTCCCTTTCCGACATGGGCTGTTCATGAGCAGTACAATAAAAAAGAACTTCCAGACCTGTGATAATATCTAGGAGCTCTTCCATTCTTGTAGCGAAGAGTCCATAGTCTGGAAGGGAAGCAAACTCTGCGTCCGTGGGGTGATAAGCATCCTTCTTTTGTTTGATCCCTTTTCTGTCTGATAGAACTTGGTTCATTGTGATTCGAGATGTCCCACTTAGGGAGTCCATACAGATTAGGGATGGAATCGCTCCCTTTTTCACCTCACTCCCAACCCAAGTCCCGCGGACAATACCGTGCTCAAATTTTCCGTCCGCAAAGTCAGCGAGGTCATTGAACATTTCTGTATATGCAACAGGCTTTTGGTAGTCAAAGTCTCTGTAGAATTTAAACTCTACACGGTCTAAGACTCCCATTTGTTTGAGAGGTTTCAGCCCTCGGTCGGTGTCAATGACGAAGGCTGTCTCTATTAAATTATGCTTCAGAGCCAGCCCCAACAGATAAGTCTTTCCACATCCAGGGACGCCGAATACACACCCCGCGGAACTTCCCTTTGGATCATAGGACCAATCATCGGACTCAAATTCTTCCTCGCGTACTTCATCCTGAGGCATGGCGGGTTCTGTTTTGTTATTCACCTTCTTCTTCGTACCCTTGGGCATCTTCATACTCCTTTACAACGTCAACAACTTTTAGTGTGACGATGTGGGGGTTTTCCTCACTTACGCAGGGAATTGCTCCTAGATGAGACTCTGCACGGGTTTTTTCTAACAGCTTTGTGGGTATTTCAACGCTTCCTCCATGATACAACTGGAGTATTGAGATTACTGCAGAGTTTAAACATATGAACGTATACATCGCCTGTGTTGGGGTTATGGGCCAATTCTCCCATTCATTACTTACCGCCAGTCCTTTCATCATGAGGGTTATGTTCGTATCCAGCAACTTTGAAACTTTCTGCCTTTCAATATTTAGCTCATTTTCAAGCTCCTCTATTTTCTTATCCTTGTTGTCCATCTGCTAACCTCCTTTCATCCTCTACGAAGTCATGGCTCCTTACAAGCTCCTCCTTACTACTGTTGCAAATCTTCCTGAAGATACATTCTCCATATGATGTACACTCATGGAAGTGTTGTGTCCAGGGGTCTGGGTCCAGTGGGTGTTTCATATCAGCATACATACTCCATACCCACTTGATGGTATTCTCAAGCGTTATTTCGTAGCTCTTCATTTCCTTCGAGGTTCGAGTAGTACAGTCTCGGAGGTAGTTTCTGTTGGCAGAGGATATTTGTATCCAGTTGAAGCGAAGACCTTTGCAGGTCTCGAAGGACTCCCTCGCACCCCATATGAACGTGGAGACTTGGAAGTTTGGGCGCATACCTATACGTAAGAAGCTTCCATCTCCAACGGCTCGGGTAGTTTTGTGGTCCATGATCCACAACCCGCGCGCCCACTCAATTACGAGGTCAAACCACCCATGTAGGACAATGTCCTCACGGAACTCGCGGGCGAACTCTACCTCCGAGGCAACTATCTTGAAGTCCTCTCTGTCAAGTGGGTACTCTCTGTCATAGTCTACAAGAATCCGAAGGAGATTCTTCAGATTCCTGTGCTCATCACCGCTTATTGATTCGGTGTCAAGGTCTTGGAGGGCGGCCTTGATAGGCGCCGCCAGGTACTTTGGAACTTCAATGTGATCCTGTTGCTTTCTTCCCTTTACATCATCTGGAGTGTTGATGATGAATTCAGCCAGTCCGGTGATCTTGTTTCCCTTCCTCGTATCCATAGACTCCTCTTGGTAACGTGACGAGAGGAATCTATGGACGAAACTACCAGCCTCAAGAGGTGCGGCCTTTCCGAGTGGTGCAAGCATTTGTATGTACGTCTCATAATACTTGCGCGGACACCTCTGTAATGTTGTTATCTTACTCTGACTGAACTTAGTCGGCAGAGGAAGAGGGCTCGTCTTCTGGTAGAGTTTTCGAGCCTGTTTTAGATTCATTTTCGAGTCTCCTTATTTCGGCTTCGGCGATGCGGCTCCATTGGTCTGGAGAGAATACCTGTCCATCTGGTTGGTACAACATGAGTGTTGTGTTCTCATTGTATGTTATGGGAATCACTAGACCATTCTCTAGCATCCCACAAAACACACTGGATAACTCACTCATTTTTTGCCTCCCTTTTTACTGCTGGATTTTCCTCACCAAATTTGCGAGGGACGTTCCCGACAAAAATCCTGCCTGAGTATCTCATCCCCCATCCTGATATCCAGGTCATGAGATTTGACAGGCTGATCTTGAGGCGCGAGAAAGTACACTGCTTCAACCGGCCCCCCTCCGGTACGTAGAATACAGCGATACTTTCTTCCTGTTCCTTTATCATCTCCATCGTTGTCTTCATTCTTCTCCTCCTGCCATTTCCTTTTTGAACGCTTCCAACTCTTCAAGAGACATATTCTTCAGGCTATTGCTGAGTCCCTTGAGGAGGCTGTCTGATTCTTTACGCTTTGTCTTGTTTGGTCCTCTCATCTTGGATATACTGGCGAGCTCAGTAGCAAGCTCATCATCAGTCATCGTCTTTACTTTTTCCCGGAACATTATGGGCATTACCATTTGCCTCCTTCGCCTCGAAGTACAGTGTGCAGGCGTCAATGAGGAGCTGTTTCATACTCCTCCCTTCGTTGGCAGACACCACCTTGACCTTCACATGAAGATCGTGGGGCATCCAAAAATAGTAGGCTATATCTCCCTTATTACTTAGACTCTTGTTCATCATCCTCTCCTTCATTGTTTTCTAGTGCTTCCCACTCCTTCTCCTGTTCTAGAAAGGTTGTCTGAGTAGGTCCATCGTTGGTGGTGTAGACATCCTCTCCAGATATAGAAGTCTGAGTAGGAGTGTCCTCTCCTACCTCCACTGGGCTCACGCTATGGACTTCCATTGAGTCTACACTTCGGATGTAGATTCTAAGTTTTGTTTTTCGTGGACCACTCCTCTCCATCGTGACACTTTGTATATCGTTTATTAAATTCCTCCATAGTTTATCAGGGGAATCAAATCTGGGAAACTCCACTCCGGCAATCCATCCGCCGGAAGTTTGGACGTTTGCTATGATCATGTTCATCTCCCTTTTAAGTGTCGTATGACGACACTTGCTTTTATGCTCCCCTTTCTACAATCCTCTTAACGGAATGTAGAATCTCTGTTATCTTGGACACTCTCGTTTTGGGAAACATATTATCAATTATTGTACCGAGAGTTATTATTCTCTCAATACGGTGAGGATTTGAGGGGAGGGTGATTGTGAGTGAAGGGGGAGTCTTGGTAGCGTTGTCAGTCTGAGCTGTAGGAATCATTGGAGGTGTTGAGGTTAGCTTTTTCTGCTCACGTCTGATTCTCTCATACCTTTTTCTCCCGGCGGATATCCGGTCCTTATGTTGTTGTGTGAGCGCCATAGTTTCCGTTCCTTTCCTTCTGTGGAGGTTTAAAAAAGTGTCGGGTTAAGCACCATCCCCCGACGCCCAGCCTTTATCAACTCGGATTGCGCGGAGGGAAGAATGACGCGTTCCAAGTTGAATGGAGGAACCGTGGTAAGGTTAGGTCCACGGCGGAGACGGGCTGATGGCAACCCTATCCCCCAGGTACGGGCTCTTCATTTACACCCACTCTCCGTTGTGGGTCATTATGCCTTGCACATACAGGGAGTTCAGAGCCTCTACTGCTGACACCATGAAGTCTTCGTCCGTGGTGAAAGGTTGGTGGTCAGTGGAACGTGACTCACAGAGTCGCTGTTCCTCAGCATCCATGATGAACGTATTGTTTCCCTCGTGCTCCAATCGAAGTGGGAGTTTCATACTAACTCCTTCCGTAGAAGGCAGACGCATCAACCAGTGCCTCCTGTGCCCAACTTGATGTGATGTCTCCCATGTATAACATCCCCAAGTACATGGAGTAGTGACGGCACATCATACAAAAGCATGCAGGCTTCTCCGGCAGTTTCATTTCCGTCTCCTTTTTTGGCTTGCTACAGGATGATGGTACTGTCTTCCTCACTTGGGTTGCCCGCGGAGAGGAGGCCCGTGACCTTATCGGCCAGCTCCTTTGGGCGCTCAAGAGCGTGAGCATCGGAGGTGAACTGCCCATTGTGTCGGGCAGAGAGGTCTTTGAGAAACTGTTCTCCAGGTTCTCCCGGCGAGCCAATGAATATGGTAGAGATATCGACTCCTAATCTCTCAGCCTCTGAGTACGCCATGTCGGCGTTGTCCGGCTGACCGTCGGAGATGAGCACAATGCGCTTCGGCTTGGGGTCTCTGTTCAGGTACAGCAACGCTCCCGCGAGGTTGGTGCTTCCTCCTGTGTCGGGAATGGAGTGGGTGTCACGAGCTATTGAGTCGAACACCACAATCCTGGGTGTGGTACTGTTCTGGAGGATGTGAACCATATCCCGTAGGGCGTCGATACGCCGTGTTGGTTCGTTGAAGTTTATTTGTCCGCTCATTGAAGCTGAGATGTCACATAACAACACCTCACCTTTGCCTTCGTGAGCATTCTTTAACCTCTCCATTAGGGAACCTGGCTCTGCTTTGGCCAGACGTTCATTCGTCTTTGAGGTGGTAAGGTCTGTTCCGGTCATCACTATCTCCTTATCTCCTTTGGCGTTGGATTCGTTGCATCTTCGAACGATGCCACCCTGAGTCTTGGTTACGTGGTGGGGCTTTGTCTTCCTCCTTTTCTATGAACTCACTAAGTTTGAGCATGATCGCTACGCCATGCTTCAGGGCAGTGCATGCCTCGTGCTTGGACTCCGTCCCCTTGGACAGCTTCCAACACTTGTCGGCTTTCTCAGCCGCGTTCACCAAGGCTTCTGGTATCGTTGCAGTCTGAGACGCCCATAGTGTGAGGGCATCACTCAGACACTGCCATGACTCCCGTAAGAAGAAACTGGAGAAGTCAAGCTGACTGAACCAGACGGCCCGGCGGATGAGGGTGCCCGGTGAGCGCCACAAGGTCGAGGTTCGATGGAGATGTCGAACCTTTGCTTCCATGATAACATCCACCGCTCCTGTGGGGATTCCCCTTCCTGAACTCAGGCGGTACGCTGGTGGAGGGTAGTTCTCACCTCCATCCAGGGGTTCCACCTTGAGGTCGTACTTGAGCTTGGTTATTGTTACAAGCTCCTCACCTTCTCCAGTAGTGTGATATGCGATCCACTTTGGTCTCTTCATACTGTCTCCTCGTTGGCTTTGTAAGTGTCGTCATACGACAGTCATTCAGCATCCCATACCATATCTTCAGATGGTATGTCCTCACGACGTAACCACCGGTAAATTCTGTTCGTGGGTATTGATCCTAAGCTATCTCCTCCAAAATGCTTAGCGATCTTAATAGCTTCCTCTGCTATTAATCCCTGATGACATTCAGAGAGTGCAATCCAGACTGTTCCAAGTGCTTGCGTCTTAAATACGCATCCATCTTTATACTCGACGTTGCGTATTACAATGGAAGGAACGTAGCATTTCATACCACGTTCCTTGCCATCTGTTTGAGCTTTGGGTTGTCGTCCAGGTATCCCTCCTCGAGGACGATACGAAGGACATCCTTTGTACTGTATCCTGCCTTCTTCTTCTCTACGGGTTCGACCTCCTTCTGGAAACCCTTACTCGTGGGCTCTAACACGTCCACGAAGATGCATTTGTACTGTTTCGCGATCTTTCTGGCAAGTGTTCGAGCTTCCTCAATCGTGGGAGTTATTACGATTGAGAGGGCTTTAATAGTTTTGATTCGGTGGAGGTTAATCCCATTGTAGGTTTTCTTGTTCCTACCTGCCCATACGAGCCAGACTTGGCCATCGTTGGCAGACATCCTATCACATATTCCAACAACAGGAAAGACGTTCGGGTTAGCTTCCCTCTCCTCCTGTTTCATCCTGAGTATCTTTGCTACCTTCTCCGCGGAAGAGGCCATTACTTATCCTCCCCTTGGAACTCTTTGGAGATTATCTTTGTGACCTTATAGCTTCCGAGAAGCTCCAAGTCAAAGGCTTCTTGGAGGAACCGCTCAGCGTTCTCGGGGACGTTGAACTCAATCTTTCTGCGCTTCTTGTCTACCCAGATTTTCCAATCCATGTCGAGGATATCTAGGATATCCAGGGCCAGGATCATCTCGTCTTCGTCCTCGAGTTGGAGAGTACCGCTCTCTGATATTCTCTCCATCCACGTTTGTGCTAGACATTTCGCGCTCATCTTCTTCTTCTCCTGTTTGGTGTGTACGTTGTGTTACTACTCCTTAACCTATTCCCCTCTTTTTCTCTGTGTTATGTCCTCCTTCCCTTAGTGTTCAGCGTTTCCAGTGTAGGATAACCTTGCCCCATTATATTTATAGCTTATGATAATTATGTCAAGTGTTTTTAAGCCCTTTAAAATCAATGACTTACAAGCGTTTTTGTGGCAAAATAAGTGCTTTTTGGCAGTGAACATGGTTGCTCGTGGTTTATTTGTATGATCATTATGATTTTTATAGAAAAGTTTAGGTCCAGTCATAATGATCATCCTCGTAAGTTGTTGATTCTATTGGACAGAAAGTTTAGAAGTTTAGGCTTACACGATTGTGTATAGGAACTATAAATATATATACATATATATATATATCATCACATTACTACTCCTATACTTTCTTACATACAAATTGTTCCTCATTCTTTCCTGTGGTCTATTTTGGATTGGAGTGCAAGCGGGTAAATTCACGGTATAGCTTACGCATGGTCGCGTGTACCTAAACTTCTAAACTTTTCGGTGTGTAGATTCAATGACTTACAGTGATGATCATTATATTAAACCTAAACTTTTCTATAAAGATGATCAATTTCCGCGTGCAACAACAAACGAACGCACTTCTGGCGAGATAAATTTATCATCCAGGTGAGACGATAAGGTTGAACATGTTTATTATGGAGCGACATGGGGGCCAAAAATACCTTGAAAAAAATGTGGCGAATTTTTTTGTGCGGCCTAGATACTTACTAGTACCGGAAATGCTCTTTGAAAATTGAATAGGGGACAGGCGGCCGCGTGAAAGGATTTCACGATGCCACACAACCAAAGCCGTAAATATCGTTTCACGATTTATGAGACCGACGCCAATGGTAACAAGGTTGTTGGTCCTGACGGTAAGCATGTCGTGAAAGAAAAGGGAGAAGGGACTGTCACCGTCTCGCTTCCCGGTAAGAATGATAACGACTATGATGGGGCTTTCAGCGCAATAGAGAAGAAGCTTGGCGCTGACTTCAGAAAGACAGTTGTTAAAACGTACTGGGATCGGGCACTGACGAACGCCGCCAATGCCGACAGACCTACCTCTGGCGCGCGCGGTACGGCGTTGATAAGTAAAGAACGGCGCTCCGAATTGGCGGACGCTGTAAAGACTGGTAAGGTTAAAGGCGCTGACGTACAGTCTAAGATTGATAAAGCCATCGCCGATATTCTCAGCCAGGCTAACTAAACTAAACCCCTAAGCGGTCCGCTTTGTCCCCTATTCAATTCAATCCCCCAATGATAAGTTGGGGGATTTTTTTGTGCGTTGATAAGTATCTATCAATGGACAAACTGGTCGTGGTGTACGTTTTGAAGTCTATTAATCTCCTATCAAATTCCTATCAACCCCCCACCCCTATCTTTTCGGTCCTTTAGCCCTCCTATCATCGCCTTGTCTTATGAACAGAAGTTTAATAGAAGTCGGTCTTTGATCCAGCTCGCCTGACGGCGAGACATTGGGTGTATACCGCAGTCACGAAAAAATCAAATGATCATAAAGATCGTATGGCATCGAACGTCAAGAAGGCGTATATATAGGAAAGGATGTTTTGCGGGATGGTTGTGTGTGTGACAGATACGAACCAGGCCCGGCGGGTCAGGTAGGGGCACATGGAGGGGGGCGCAGGCTTTTCCGTGGGGGTTTGGCCTCGTCCCCCTGCCCCACTAGTGTCGTAAGGCGACACTTATATGCCGCGCGCACCTAAGAAGATGCTCAGTCCTCACTTCTCTGAGAATGAGTTTCGTTGTAAGTGTGGGTGCGGCATCGTTCTAGTAAGTAAGAATCTACTAGGCGCTTTGGAAAGAATGAGGAAGATGATGGGTTCCATCACCATAAAGAGTGGCTGTAGATGCCCAACGTGGAACAAGGTAGTAGGAGGAAAGAGGAGGAGTGCTCATATTACAACTGAGGATAAAGAGTGCCTCGCTGCTGATATAGGACTGCGCTCCAAAGGTTCCCGTATGAGGTTAAAAGTCGTCAAGGCCGCTTTAGAAGTTGGAATAAAACGGATTGGTCCCCACAAAGGCTTCGTCCATATAGATGTCGCCACACATCTTCCTGAGGGAATGTGGGTGTATTAGATGCCAAAGTCTTCTGTAACAAATAGTATACTCTTCAGAAGAGTCAATATCCAAAAACTGACTAGGGTCGCAAAAGAGCCTCACATAACCTTTGGCAAGTCCGCAGTGGGGCGGTCAGTAAAGAGATTGCTGAAAGGCGAAGCAAGGAAATTCGTTGAGCATATTAAGAAGCCCAAACTCGAAGATTATCTGGTTCGTATTCCGTCGACAATCGCAGATAAAGAGGGATGGAAGAAAACGTATAAGCGTATGCGTCCCACCTCTGGTAAATTCACAAAACAGCAGATCAGAGCAGATGTAGACCTTGTTATGCGGCACGGCCCTGGAGCTATTGGAGGAGTTACACAAATCCTCAAACGTATGGGAATACTAAGAGGAGTACAAAAGCCTGTAAAGTTCGCAAAGCCTGTTATCCGAGGAACGCCTGAAGAATTGGCAGTAGAAATTGTAAAGCATGGAGGCAAGACAACTAAGGGAAAGAAGATTTTTGGGTTCTATGCTTCTGGCACCAACCAAGTTGCAGTAACATCTGCCAAAGAGTCACGCAAGCTCCTCATAGATGCTAGACAAGTACCTCTGCACGAGACACTTCATGGCTATATGAGGCGAGAGCTTGGCATCGCGCGTTCGGGGCTTGTGAAGGGTGATCCAGCTCCGAGCGAAAAAGCCTTTCAAAATATTCGAGACCTTTTCAAAGGGGCACGTGTTTCGAAAGAATGGATGAGAGGCGGCCCAGAAAGTTACCTACCACTGAAAGTTGAGGAACGTGTTGTTGATAACTTGGTACGTAAGATGCTTAAACAGCCACGAAAAAAACGAAAGCTGAAATAATGCCACGACTGATCCTCAAACTTCCACCGAAGCCTGTTCCTATGAAGGAAACTATCCGGGCGCCGAAACCCTGGGCCGGGGAAGGGTTCTCAGCCACCGCAAAGGCTGTCCGAGCGTTGCAGACTGTCAGCGATGTCGTGGTGGGAAAGGGAACAGAAGCAGCAATAATGAGCTTAATGCCTGGCGCTATTTTTGCACGCAGGCTCGCAATCAAGGCAGCAGCTCGGGGAAGGCCCAGTCTGAGTAAGATATATATGCGTGGGGAGTCAAGGAAAAAGTTTCCAAAAAAGTGGGAAACCAAAGCAGAGGTAAAAGAACGGAGAAAGCAACGCGCGTATGAGTTTTTTGATGATGCCGATCCAGAGACTCCCTTATTTACAGCTCAAGGACACTTAACTAAAGGAAGTACGCAACTCCATATAGAGGGGATAGTGCCATCTCAGGAGCTCCTACAAAAAGGTCTTGTGCGTCGGCGGAAAAAAGGTGTAAGTCAGAGACTTCGCGGACCGGACCCAGCCCTTCACCTATTATCGGCGCAAAATAAGCTAGTTAAAGGTATCATTGGAGCTCGAGGGATTCGTGAGGCATTGAAATCGGCAAAGAGGCTAGACCCATCTGTTACATCGCTAACTGGGTATCGAGTAACGGGGATTCATTCCCAGGCAGCAAGAGATATGACTCGTACTATAAGTATTGTAAAGAAGCGTAAAAAGGATGTGAGGAAATAATGCCTCTCATTTTTAAGCTTCCTCCTAAGAAGAAGAAGAAACACCGTGATACCATCCGTGCCCCTATTGCCTCGAAAGGGGAAGGGTTCTCCTTGACTGCTAAGATGATTAGAATACTTCAGAAAATTGCGCCAGGCCCAGAGAGTTTAGGAACTAACATTGGTCCTATACCTATAGGATATGTATCAAGCCTTGGGAGAACTATTCCCTTTCTAGCTGGAAGACTGGGCAAGCAAGTGAAGGTAGCAAAGCCAATTATTTGGGGTAAGTCTCCTAAAGACTTGGGTAGAATTGTTGATATTGGCGATGAAATCAAACCGACGGGACAACAGGTTCTCGGGTTTTTTGATCCCGAGACAAAGCAAATAGGAATGTTGGTTGGTAAAGCAGCTCGAAAGGTGGCAACGCAGAAGGGGGAAAGGATTACACGTACCGGACTTCATGAGCTTGGGCATGTTTGGGTTGATCGGACAAAGATGGAGATTAGTCGTGGTGGAAGAGGGGCCGCAAAGAAAAGACAAGTCCTAGAAGATTACTTTAAGGCCGGAAGAGACCCTGGGCCGGGCCTCGAGCCTTCACCAAGAGAAGATAAGGTTGTTGAGAATATTGCAAAACAGATAGACAGATATCACCGACGTCAGAAAGCTGCTAAAGAGGCTGTGGAAATACGGAAACTAAAGAAAAGATTTGCCACTGCCTTACAAAGAGCAGCCCGTTCACGAACGCGAGGTAAGTGATGAAGAGTCTAACTGCGCGTCACTACATGTGGATAGCTGACCACGTTCTTGGGAAGACTAACGCCGATATTGCCAAGAAGTATGGAGTTGTAGTAGGAACAGTTTCCACCTGTCTCGGGACCGCTATAGCTAAGGCAGAAATAATTGCTATGCGCAACCGTGTCCTTGGTAAAGTAGAGGACATTGGAGCCCTGATTCACACTCTACGTCCCAAAGCGGTCGAAGTTCTGAAAGATAATCTTAATGCCCAATCTACAGATCGTCATGTAGAGGATCGGAGAACAAAAGTAGCCCTAGAAATCCTAAGAGGCCCTGGAGGATTGGAGCCTCCTCTTAATACAGACAAGAAAAAGGCTGGAGTGCGCGTCAAGATCACAAAGACTGCTCAGGATATTGGGGCAGATGAAGGTCTTGAGGTTGAGGTCACAGCTGGGGTAGAGGGTTAATGGATGGCCTAAAAGATTACTCAGATCGAGATATCCTTGTGGCTCTACATACACAGATGAAGAATGTTCAAAAGTTTATGGAGACCCATAACAAGCGTCTTGTTCTTGTAGAGAGGCGTCTTTGGGTTCTTGCTGGAATAGGCACAGGAGTTACATTTACAGCGTCCTTATATGCTTTCTTTGTTCAATAAGGAGAAGTACCGTGATAGGCAACATATTATTCATGGTATGGATACTTGGTCCGGGAGGACTTATCTACAGTAAATCATATAACACGAATCTTCCCTTCCCATGTACGATAGGTGAAAAGAAGTCAGTTATACTGGATAAAAAAGTTGCACTCATTCTAGAATGTGGGGTATTTAAAGGAGTTACTCATTGGTCTCTGCAGTCAATGAAAAAGTCTAAGGGGAAAGGAACATGACTTATTTCATGAACGCCCTTCAAATAATGGCAATCGTTTCTGCATGGTCTGTGCAATCCCTGAGTGATGGGAAGGTTACTCTAAAAGAAGCCGCAGACCTAGCTGAAAAGATAGCTCGTGTTCTAGGTGTCAACATTGAATTGGATGTTGGGAGTGAAGGGATACACTAAGTGGCTTTAAGCGCTCCAGTAGATTACAATAACCTTGACGCAAATCCTGCTCAGGGGGTCTTCTTGACCGCTAAGGAGTTTCAGCTTCTCCTGGATGGGGGGGCAGGGAATGGAAAGACTCTTGCAGGATGCTACAAGGGTATTCAATGTATGCTCAACATTCCAGGTTCCGTAGGTTTGGTGGGCGGATATGAGATGCCTGAGCTGCGTAAATCTACAATGCTCGATTTTATTGAAATCCTCCGAGACATGATTGATTGGAAATCTGAGGTTGCAAAGTTTAATGATCAACAGGGAATTCTTACGCTCAAGAATGGTTCCACTGTGTCATTTCAAGGGTTGAATATCCCTCCCTCAGAATACTCGAAGATAAAAAATTTCAACCTTGGTTGGGTTTTCATTGATCAATTGGAGCATATAAGCGAGCAAGTCTATCTTCGTCTCCTTTTACGTCTTCGACATCCCTTGGGTCCACGCCAAATATGGAGCACGGCTAACCCTGAAGGTCATATATGGGTATGGCGAACATTTATAAAGCGAAAGCAGAAGATTTATGAAGATAAAAATATGGTTGTTAATAAAGGCCAAGACACTCTTCGTGTTGGGGCCAGTACATATGTGAATAGAAAGAATCTCCCTGATGAATACATTGATAGAATCAAACGCTCTTATCCAGGATATCTAGCAGATCGATACATAATGGGGTCTTGGGATTCCTTCGAGGGTCAAATATGGCCTACGTTTGATGATGACATTCATGTTGTCCCGGATCATGAACCTCCTCCTGGCTTCAAACGATTCGTGGCTATTGATCATGGATTAAGTGCGCCAACATGTGGATTGTTCTTTTATGTAGGAGCAGGGGAGACTGTAAAAAACGAGCCTTTCACATACGTAGTAGTCTTTCAGGAGTATTGGAAAATAAGTCATCTTGTCCAGTATCATAAAGTGAACCTCTTGAGACTTGCCAAAGACCTGGATTTGTATGATTATTGGAAACTTGATCCAGCGTGTTGGGCTAAAACAAGGGAGCGTGCTGGAGAGCCTTGGAGTATTGCGGATGAGTTCGCAGAAGACCCCTACAGTATTCCTATCTCTCAGGCGAATAATAACTGGGATTCTAGTGTGGCCCGTGTGGCACAGTACATGGAAGTTAATCCAGAATACATAAACCCCTTCACTGGAAAAATAGGATCACCTACTTTATTCATCTGTGAGAGTTGTGAGAATCTTATCGACACAATTCCAGGATATGTATTTGACGAAGCTGCAACAGAGCGAGGAGAAGACAAACCAATGAGTACAACGATTCGTCATGCTGTTGACTCTCTTCGTTACGGTATTATGTCTCGTCCCGATCCAACAAGAGAAGAAAAGCCCAAGGTTCCTGTGGGCTCACCCGCATACTATAGGATGAAGATGAAACAGGCTAGGCGTATGGGTGGAACTGATGGATGGAGGCGATATTATGTCGATTCCATCCTCAGCTAAAGATATTGTTCGCGATGTAGTGGACGCTCTTTCATGGCGCAAGCTGTGGGAGGAAAAGTTCAAGGTCAGTATGAACGACTCATACTACCAGGGGCAACAAAAGCGTCCGAATATCATTCGTGACACAGATGATTACTACATAACGAACTTAATCTTCTCCACAATTAGAAGTATGGTTCCTAGTCTATTCCCCCGAGATCCCTGGTTTTCTGTCAATGCAGAGAAGCGTGGGATGGAAGAGAGGGAGAAGATAAGTGAAGCTACACTAAACTTCTACCTCATCAAGCGTCAATCTATAAAGAAGCTAGTGCGTTCCATTATACTAGATGCCTTTATTGCGTATGGTGTTGGAAAGGTTATATTTGAGAGAGAAACAGAGAAGAATCCACAGGCAGGAGAGGTTCTTCTTGGAGATGATGGGAGACCTCTAGTAGACCCAACAGGCCAGGTTATTGTAGAGCCAAAGCAACTTCCCTCCAGTGAAAGATTCCTTTTGATTCGTATTCCTTGGTCAGACTTTGTTGTAAATCCAGAATGTGGTAATGAGCTGACAGAGGTTGAAGGACATAGATGGAGCGCACAGAGAATAATTCGGCCTTTGGAAGAAGTGAAGAAGGATGTGAGATATAGCAAGAAAGCTCGTGAGAATCTTCAGCCAGCAAATAAGAAGACACTGGAGACTGTCTCGCGAAAGTTCTTTCGTAAGGCAGGAGAAGGGGCATCCAGGGAATTGATAACTAACTTTGGAGAACACAAACTTCCCTGGGAGCCAGTTATTTTATGGGAGATACACTACGCAGAAGAACAAAAAATTGTAACTGTATCTCAGGACTTCGATGAAGACGTTCTCCTCTCTGAGGACTATCCTGAAGGAATTGATCGATCCCCCTTCGCTGTCCTAAAGTTTGCTGAGATTCCGGATCAATTCTATCCAATTCCTGAAATTTCTCAGTGGCGTGACCCACAAGATGAGTATAATGTCCAGAGAACAATGAGAAATGCGATGCGCCGCAGGATGGCAAGGATTCTTCTGCGTGATAAGCAAAAAGTGGACGATGAAGAAGTTGATAAACTGATGAATCCCATCGATGGAACTGTCATTGATGTGAAGCAGCCAGGACAAGCAGGTGTCCAGGGGGCGATTGCTGAGATGAACCAAAATCGCCTCGACCCTGGTGTGTTTGCTGACTTTGGTGCCATTAGACAAGACTTCGCCGAAGTGTCAGGGAGGTCTTCCGAGTCACGTGGCTCCCCACAAGCTAAGTTTGCAACTCAGTCTTTGATTATCCAACAAGGTGTGAAAGACCGCGAGATTGACATGCAGGATTCTATTGGGGAGCTTCTCAACAATCTAGGAATGATAACCCTTCGTCTTTTGGGAGAGAATCTTACCATTCCTCAAGCGATTCGTATAACTGGCCCGCGGGGGGTATTCTGGCAAGAAGATATAACAAGCGAGCAACTTCTAAGTGGTGAGTTTTGGCTTGATGTAGAGATTGGAGTCAAAGGTTCTCTGTCTCCTGAGATTAAGACTCGTAGGCTTATTGAAGCTCTGTCGGTACTTGCTAAGTTCCCTGCTCTTGCCATCTCGCCAGCCATGATGGAAGTCTTGTTTGAAAGTATGGGGATTAAGGATAGGAAGATGATTGACGAGATTGTAAGTCTGGCATTTATGTTTACGGGTATACAAGGGGGACAAGGTGGGAATGGAGCTGGGCCTCCTGGCGCCCCGCCTAGTGGCGATGGTGGTGGGGAAGGTGAGCTTGCCAATCTACAGTCCGCGGCGCTTGCTTCGGAGAATTAGTAATGCCATTGTATGAGTATGAATGTACCAATGGACACACAACAGAGCGATACTTTTACAAGGCTCTGGGTCTTCATAAAGTCCCTTGTACTACTTGTGGCTCTCTTGCTAAGAGGATTATGAGCACCTTTATGTGTGATACGGTCAACAACCCGTATTATGACGAGCATTTAGATGCGTACATAACATCTCACAGACAGCGCTCTAGGCTCATGAATGAGAAGGGTTTGTTAGAGAAGTCAAAATCCGATATGTCTGTAAGCGAGGGGTAAGTCATGGCTGATGAAGATACAGGAACAGAACTAGGGGGTGGCGCAACTGATGCTCTAGGAGCAGCCTTACGTGAGGACTTGGAGAACGAAAGCGTCGATGGTCAGGACGAAGATTCTACCGAGACTCCAGAAGGTGAGTCAGGCGAAAATGGGGATTTGTCTGACAACAGAAATGAATCTCCCCGATTAACTGCAGAAGAGGCTAATGCCATTCAACTTGTCGCAAACTATAATGCGAATCCACAGGGATACCTGTCAGCTTTGGCACAACAACAAGGATTGTCTCTTGTTCCGTTGGGTCAGGAGGATGCAGATGGGGCTAATGCCTCAGCCAGTGTATCTGCGTCAGAGGTAGAATTCCCTGAGGATATTGAGTGGCTCAAAGAGCCCATACTAAAAGTGGTAGATTCACTGGTCAGTCAAAAAATGAATGGCCTTGCAACAAGACGGGAACTTCAAGGTATGGAGGCAAGTATAGCCCCCATCCAACAGTCAAATGTAGAAAGAGAGCTCGATGGTATACACAAAGGGTGGAGGAATCATGAAACAGAGATTCTCTCTGCTTTGCAGACTCACCCAACACTTGCTGATGATTTACCTGCTTTGGTGAAACTTGTAGTGCCAACAGTAGACTCGAAAGCGGCGACACTTGCTAGGAAAGGTGCTCACGCCAAGAGGACCGCGGCGAGAAAAGGAATGGCTGCATCAGTTGATACTAAGCCAAAACTGAAGGATATTCCCTTCCGTGAGGCTGTATCAAATGCCTTTGACGATGCCGCACGAACTCTCAGAGAGAGAGGAGAGTTATAAGAGGTGGCTGACACTTCACTAACTCGCACGTATAACTCACTCCTCACCCTTACCTTGGATGCGTTGCGGCCCATCCTGGTCGACAACATCTTCAAGGGAAATAAGATTATTGCCATTTTGCGTGACAGAGGAAGGTTCAATGCCACGTATGATGGTGGGGAGAGGATCAAACGTCAGCTGATGTATGGTAAGAATAGTACATTCAAGTCATACACAGGCTACGGAGTGGTGGATACTACACCACAAGAGGGGATCACCGCGGCTTTCTATGAATGGACAGAAATCGCGGGTACGATCTCTATGTCACGGCGTGAGCTTCGTCAGAACTCTGGGAAGGCAGCAATTATGAGCCTTCTTGAAGCAAAGACAAGACAGGCCATGATGTCCATGATTGAAGAGCTGAATCGGCAGGTCATGTCGGGGACGATCAGCGGAACAGCCTTCATTCAGGGGAACAGTTCTCAGGATTTGATTTCGATCCCAGAGCTGATCCCCAAAGATTCGACAGCAGCAACAGTGGGGAGTATCAGTCGGGCTAACGAGAGCTGGTGGAGGTCTGTTGCTACAAGCTCCTCGGCTACAACCTGGGCGACACTCCGTGCAGAGCTTTACACGCTTTACAATGATTGCTCAAAAGGTTCCATTGGTGGGTCGCCGAAGCTTGGTATTGCAGACCAAACCACCTTCGAGACCTATGAGCTTTCGTTGAATGATCAGAAGCGGTATATTGATGCCGCGGTGGCAAGTCTTGGGTTTGAGACCATTATGCTCAAGTCAGCGGCTCTTGTTTGGGACGAAATGGTTCCTGACATGCAGACGCCTGCTAATGAGGATACAGGAACCAAATCTAAGGGCTCGCTGTTTCTTATCAACGATGAGTTCATGGAACTCTCCGTAGATAAGGAGTCAAATGTGGTAACGACTCCTTTCTTGGAGAACCAGAACCAAACGGCGATCTCTGCGAAGGTGCTATTCATGGGTCAGTTGACTGTGGATAATATGCGGAAGCATGGGCTTCTGTATAACATCTCGCAGAGCATCACTTCATAAAACACCAAGGAAGGAGGTCGTTGGATGTTTTTCCAACGCGTAAACCGGAGCGACCCCGAAAAGGTGTTTATCTCCGTGAAGAACTCGTATAGCACCGCGGCTATCACCGTGGGTCAGGTGGTGGCATGGGACTATACGACCGATGCAGATGGTGTGGGCGTGACGAGACCAACTACAGCACTCCTGAAATGCACTGCGGGTGTTGTGGTTGATGCCTCAGTTGCCGCCAGTGAGTATGGGCTGATCCAAACCTATGGGCATAATGCTGATGCCCTCGTGGATGGAACATCCGGACTTGCTGCTGGTGGCGCGCTCATCAGCAAGAACGCAACGTTCAACTTTGACAAGTACAGCACAGGTCACAGCATCGCTTTCTGTGGAGAGACCTACTCCACGGGAGCAGCCGCTGTGAAGAAGGTTTTCCTGCGCTGCATGTAAGTCTGCCTTCCTGATGGGGAGGGGGCTCATCCCCCCTCCCCAGAAAGGGACTCTATGAACATTACTATATGGAATAAGGAGACTGTAGTTCATGTCTGTAAAAACTGTAACGCCGCGGTCTTTCGAGAGGATATAAAGACAGGAAAGGGATTGTGCTGGCATTGTGGCGGTCGGCAGTTCTTTGAAGCCATCAAGATAACCTTTTGGGCGAGACTGAGATATGTCCTTAAATGGCGATTCACGTCGTAAACATATCCATATAGGGATTGCGACATTCGCGGACGTTGATCCTGAAGTGATGGCCTCTATGATGTCTTGGTCGTTTCACCTCGGAAGACGTATGCGGGAATATGATTTCAGTAACTCTATTGCTCCTAAAATGGCTCAGTGGAGAGCGAAGAATCAGCTTGTAGAAAATGCGAAGTATATGCGCGCTGATTATCTTCTCGTTCTTGATGATGATATGCTCCTAAATATAGACATGGATTGGATGCGTGTCCTTCTTAAGCACGACAAGGATGTAATTGGGCCTATATACTTCCAGCGAGGCGGGAATTACCATCCTGTTATTATGAAAGCCATTCGTGGAACGAGGGCTCATAAGAATGAGTTACACTTCGAGTTCTATGAACGTGGAGAGTTGAGTGACGGGCTTATGCAGGTGGACGTGTTGGGCGGGGGATGTCAGCTCATTAAGATGGAGGTATTTACCAAGATCATCTCTCCTTACTTCTTTGAGAATGGGGTCCACGGGCAAGACGTCTACTTCTGCCAAAAAGTTCGAGAGGCTGGTATGGAATCGTATGTTGATACATCAGTCCAAGTAGGCCACATGGTGCGGGATCGGTATACTTTGACTCGGGAGACTTTGCCAAGTGACGATTTTATCAAAAGTACCCCGTATTACAAACTTTATCAAGAAAGGAACGAAGATACACGGCGTGATATTGCCGCGCCTAGCCTCGTTCCTGAAGATGGAGCAGGAAGAAATATCGTCGCTTGATCCTAACTATGTTAGGTCTGAGTGCCGTAATGAGTTTTTAAGCTCAGAAAACAAGGCTGAAGTATACGCGACCTCTAAGTTAAACCTGATTAGAAGCCTTGTCTTTCAGCGGGATAGAGATTGGCACTTTCTTGATGCTCTTGGTAATACATCAGAGTGGACTATACTGGACTACGGACCAGGGGTAGGATATTGGAGTACATATCTAAAGTGGACCAAGTTGATGATTGTGGAGGCTTATGGTCTGCCTACTGAGTATCATCAAAGTGTTTATGAGGGGAATGATAAAGTGGAGGTGTTCCCCTCTGAAGCTTTTGTGCTAAACCCTCCAGAGGAATTGTTTGATCTTGTAATTTTTGCGGATGTTATAGAACATCTTACAAATCCTATGGAGGTTTTAACGAAGCTAACAAGTTCTATGGTTCCTGGAGGGCTCATGATCTTTTACTTTGCCATGAGTTTTCATGATGGAGGACATCTCAAGGAAACTATAGATAACGCTCCAGAGTGCCAGCGTTACATTCTGGATCATTTCGATCTGGTACGGAAGCTAGATCGTGGTAGGTACTACTTACTAGCGAAGAAGGAGAAGCCAGCATGTCAGGAGTACTAGAAAGACATATGATCATTGAGAACCGTGGGAAGTCTCGGGCTGATGGGCGAAATGATTTCAAAGTTTTGGATGCGTTCCTTGTTATAGATAAGGAGCATGGAGCTCTGATAGAGCCCAATCCTATGAGTGTTACGCATCTTAGGCGTGATGATAAAGGAGGAGTCACACCATTCTCTGGAGACCTTCGGAACGATCTGTTTGCCGATCCAGATCGTAGAATTACGCATATCGATTTCTTTAGCGCCCTTGATGACTTCTGGGCTCGTTATACTGGCCGCCACAACATGAGTGGACTTATGCAACGTGACCCGCAAGGGACGTAAGATGAAGATTCTCATAGTTCCTGTGTCATGGAACTCTACATTCAAGGATAGCGCCTCAGAGCGTTTTCGGTGTGATTGGCTTTTACCACACCTCCCAGCGGATAAGTATGATGGGAGCCAGGAACCGAATGATTACGATGTAATTATTTACCAGAAAGGTTTCCGGCCAGATATGCTTGCGGAGCGACATGGATTGCTCACTGTGTTTGATAGCACCGATCCATTCTGGCTTGTGAGCAGTCGAGATGAACTCAAGTTTTTGTATGAGCATGTTGATCTTATAACTGTACCCACCCCTGGATTGGCAGGCAGCTGTGAGAAAACATGCCCTTTGCCTGTTTATGTAGTTCCAGATGGACACGATTTGAATTATTATGAGGTAAGAAAGATACATAAGAAAAGGCGTCCTGTCTTTGTGTGGTTTGGATATTCATTAAATTGGGATCAGTCCACTGATCTTATAGATGCTATATCAGATTACAAACTTATTACTATCTCTGATTCTCCTGTAGGGTGGCGAAAGGGTCAGTGGATTAAGTGGGACATAAATACTGTAAATGAGAATATAGTAAAAGGGGATATTGTACTATGCCCTCGTGATCCAAATGGATTTAAATCGGATAATAAAAAGATTACCTCCTGGGCGTTGGGGATGCCTATTGTGGAAGTTCCTGAAGACATTCCTAAATTCCTAGAGTGGGAGGCGAGAGAACATGATCAAACGCTTCACACTTGGGATATTATCCAACATCGTGCTCAGGCATCGGCAGATAAGATGCGCGGTATACTCGCTCGATCTTTAGAATTAAGTGTCGTAGGGCGACAGTTAAATGGTACGTAACCTATCGGATTATCGCGCGGGGCTTTCTCTACGTTTGGGAGTCAGCTCTGTTATGTATGAGGACTCAGATTTAGATGAAGCATTAAACAATGCCGTCTTCGATATGAGTGAGCGTGCTGAACACTTGAATAGGTTATTTTCCATAGACATGCGTAAGAATGTTTCTCGTTATCTTGTGGGTGATACTATAATAAAAGCTCCTTATCGAGCGTGGCACTCGAATGTAAATAGGCCTTGTGAGATGACTACTATGGAGAAAGTAGAAATAGATCATCCAGGATGGGAGACGTCATCAGGTCCAACCGTTGAGGAGGTTTATATATTCGATATTCGAACTATAGGGGTGTATCCTATACCATCAGCAGATACTGGAATCTTGTATCTTGAGTTTCCTCGATGCTCTCATAAAATGGTCGAATCTACTGATATTGCAGAAACACCTGTAGAGTTTGAAGAGGCCCTTTATGACTATGCGATCTTCTGGTTGAAGTTGGATCAGGATAACGATGAATTCATGTTGGGCCTGAGCAGGCTACAAAGATTTGGGGATAGGATTGGAGGATCACCTGCGCGAGAGAATAAGCCAGACAGTATGCGCGCTTGGGCGAAGTCTAAAACTCGGGATAGGTTGAAAAATACTCCACAATGGTAGCACTTTCTTATACACGCTCCGAGATGCGGGGCTCAATACAGCGCATCATTCGAGACAAAGGAAATGATGTGTTTACAGATGCAAACATAAATACAATTATTGATGATGCGGTTGCGGATATGACACTTCGCATTGAGGCTTTGCGTAAGATTTCACGTATCGATGTAGGACAGACCCCTCCCTATTCCTATACTCATCCCTGGGAAGTATCGGAGGCAGGCTTAGATTCTATGAAGGTTGGCCGTGAGTCGGGAAGTTATGTTCGTATGGAAGGCCCCTCAGCACAAGGCTATGCGACGTACTCTTGGGAGATTGTATCGGAAGATTTAGAACAAGTAGCACAGTGGGCGCTTCCTGCTGACCTTGTTACTATTCTAAAAGTTACATACAATGACTCAAGTACGACAAGGATGCGTATGAATCCAGGAAGCAAGTTTGACCTTGACTTAAATACTGCTACTTGGCCCACAACAAGTGGAACTCCTGTGGACTATATTGTGGATGCAGAAGACCCCCTTCATTTCATGACCTTTCCCCGTTCAAGTGATATATCATCCTACCTTGTGGCTTCAGATTCTGAGAACGGGGCGGTTGTTGCTTGGACAGGAAAAACATTTGACTCTTCATTTGGAGTACTCGTGGTGATTCACGATATGACAATGGATGGAGAGTACGGAATTGTAATTCCCACAAGAGTAGGATCGCCTTCGGTAGAGTTCACACATTCTTATGCTCATCCTGTTGCCTCAGGTGATACTTCTACCTTCAGTGTTCCTCGGCCTTATCAGACGGGAATCATCTTTAAGGCGTGTGCTGATCTCTTAGCTTTGGACTCTAGCTTGAGGAATTTGGGCAAAGCAAAGATTATGCTCGATTTGTATACAAATATACTTCGTCGTATGTCTCTTGCTTTGGTCGCTAGGCGAATTGTACGAACTAAAGGAACGGTTGGTGTCCCAGCAGGTAGGCGCATGCGCGTTCGGCTTCCCCAGGAGTATCCCGACTTTGGATAAGGATAATGCCTGATATAACAGTAGAACTGATTGGAAAAGAAGATATAAGTCTAGGCACGGGATCGTTTAGTAGAACATCTCGTACTGCGGCTGGTACAACCACCATGTCTCAGTTGTATGCCGCCCACATTCCTATTAAGGATACCGCGGGGGTCATAACTGCTACTGATGTAGAAGAAGCTCTTAATGAGAACAGGGACGCTATTGATGTCCTTGAAGCTACAATGGCCACCGAACAGTCAAACATTGATACCTTACAGACGTTGGCTGGTACGGCGATCAATCTTACCCTCACTAACAAAACGGGGGGATCATTAGCGGCAAACGATCTTGTTCAAATTGATACAGCAAATGCCTCATCTGTGAAGGTGATAGTGGAAGGGGCTGATGCTGAGTATCTTGTCGCTACTGCTACGATTGCAAACGATGCCTCTGGGCTATTCCGGAGGATTGGATCAGTTACTGTTGCAACAACGGGCACAGTTAATATAGAGGACTACCTTTCGGCAAGTGGAACGGCGAAGAAAGCGAAGGGCAGTTCTACAAAGGCAACAGGTAACTTTGGTATTGCCCTAACTGCTGCCTCTGGTAACACTTGTACTGCACTGTTGTGGGGATCGACAGCCACCATTTCAGCCTCTGTTGCAACCCTCAGAGCTCTTCACGTAGATACAACCTCTGATACATGGACAAAGCCTAGTGATTTAGGCTCCACTGGCTTCGTAGTGGTTCATGTTGTAGGGGGTGGTGGTGGTGGGGGCGGGGCTGATTCAGGAGCTGCCGCTGCAGGTGGAGGAGGTGGTGGACATTCCTGGAAAAGAATTGCTGGCGGCTCTCTTGGATCAACCGAGACAGTTACGATTGGTGCTGGAGGAGGTGGAGGATCGTCAGGGTCAGCTGGCTCTACTGGTGGAACATCGTCCTTTGGTTCACACGCCACGGCCACAGGTGGCGTCGGAGGTGATAAAACTGGTGGTGGTCCGGAAGGTGGAAGGGGTGGTGTAGGTGCCTCTGGCGATCTTAATTCATATGGGGGTAGTGGCGTAACCGCAAGTCACGCCGCGGGGTCAAATATGTTTGGGGGAACTGGTGGTTCATCTTACCTAGGTGGCGGCGGTGCTGGCAGAGGATCTGCCTCGACTGGTAGTGGCTTCGCTGGTGACGTGTACGGTGGTGGTGGGGGTGGAGCAACGCACAACTCAGGAAGTGGTGGTGCTGGAGCTGCCGGTGTGGTTGTTATAGAGGAGTGGTACTGATGAGAAAGGCATTGGTAGGTAGTGATGGTAGTCGCGTCGCTATGATAGTTGAGGAGGGCAAAGAGTTTCCTGTAGCTCCCGAGCTAAAATGGGTAGATATAGAGGCTGATGTAACAGAAAGACACACTTATAAAGGGAAGAAGTTTATACCTCCAGAAGCTCCCCCGTCTCCTCCTACAACATGGCAGGGGAAGACAAAATCGCAAATCACAGATCAAGAAGCATTGGATCATATCCGAGACATGATGATATCTTTGGGAGTATGACGTGGCTGGTGAGTTAGGGTTTCTTACAATTTCGGAGTTTAATGGAACGCTTAGGCTCATTAAGCCAAGTGATAAGTTAGCTCCAGGGGATTTGCGCTTCGCAGAGAATGTCATTTTGGATAAAATCTCTGGAACTATATCCTTAGCTCCTGGTTATACTCAGTTGAGTGGGTCAGCTTTGAGTCAGACAAGCGTGCATAGCCTTATACGTCGGGGAGCGACACGTTATCAGGGGGCAGGGAGCGAGTTCTATAGGGGATTTGGAACAGCTATAAAAACGGGGCTCAATGGTAATAGACTTTCCCTTGTAAACTATGGAGATGGAAAGGCTAATGATTGGACATTTATCGTTGGTGGAGGGGATGAGCTCAAAGATGATGGAACTAATCTTAGAAACTTTGGGATAGCCGCGCCTACATTTACAGCTTCTATTGCAGATGGTGGAGCAGGAAATATAAGTTCCACAAACAGCTACAAAATTACATATAAGAGTTCTGTCACAGGGCATGAGAGTAACCCCTCGCCTGTAACCTCTGATCTTGCAGTCTCAAGTAAGAATATAGACATCTCTGGAATGACTGCAAGTAGTGATGCTCAAGTAGATAAGAAAAGGATATATAGAACTGATCTTACTATAAGCACATGGAATTTTGTAGCTGAGATTGCTGATTCAGCTACAACATATACTGATAACATCGCTGTAACAGCCTTGGGAGATGCCATTGAGATAGATAATAATGTTCCAGGCGCGTTTACTATTCTTACGGGTCCGGTGTTTAATAGACTTTTTGCGGCAGGTCTTGTGGGTAATCTTCTTCGCTGGAGTAAGCCTTATGAGGATGGTAAGTCCAGAGGAGAATGTTGGCCAGCCCTATTCGAGCTTGAGGTAGGTTCTCTTGAGGATACTATTGTTGATCTCATTACTGCATTTGGAACTCTCATAATTCCGTGCGCTGAGAGTTGGTATAGATTGTCTGGGACAACCACGAGTACATTTAACATTGTGAATACAAGGGCACATCGAGGGTTAGCGGCATATCGTGCTTGGGCTATGACACCGGGTGGGATAATGTTCCTGGGATTGGATGGCCTGTATGTATTTGATGGAATTAGAACTGTTCCTATATATGAATCCTTACGTCCTCTTTTTAGGAACGAAACAGTAAATAGTGTGGCTCCTCTGAACCTGGAACAAATCTCTAAGTGTCGGATGGCATCATATGGGGACTTTGTATACTTATCGTATCCCTCTGGTACAGGGACGAACAATGACAAAGTGATCCGTTTCCACATGTTACAAGAGCAAGCGACGCAGCTAGATTGGGATGCTGAGTCTATCTATCACGAGCCTATTGCTGATGTTCTTACCTTTGGAGATCGATCTGGGAAAGTACATCAGGAGACAGGCTTTCAAGCTAACGGGTCGAACCAGTCTTATCAAGCGCAAACTGGAGACTTACGAGATACTAACGATCCCCTCACCTTATTTAGAGTTAAGAGGATTGTCAAGATTCTTATAGATTACGAGACTGGTGGCACTAATATGACCCTTGATATCATAGGGGATGGAACAAGTATTAAAACGTATACGCTCAGCACCAGTAGTAGAACTAAGGAAACTTTAGACCCCCCAAATGACGCTCGTGGAATAAGGATTAGGGCTAAGTTTACAGGAACATCTGGTACAGATTTTTCTCTTTATGGACTCACGATACTATATGAGTTAGGAGAAATAAAGTTTGGTTGACGGAGGAGACCCACAAGGAATTCCTTTTTTCATAGGAGAAGGGCTACCAGAAGAAGCCCGAGAGGAACTTATAAATATGTTCCTCGCTATTGAAACTAGGCTGGATCAGATACAAGGACAAAGAGGATGGTTGAAGACACGATACGTAGAGGACGACGCCGAACCTACCCCGAACGAGGACGAGATAGTTCTGTGGAAGGACACAGCGAACGTAAAGTACTACCTAGTAGTGAACTTTCGGGGAACGGTCAAGAAGGAAGAGCTGACATAGAGTTTGAGGGGAAGCTGACGAGAATAATTCCCTTCAGCCCACATATCCACGACGAGATGTTTATGGGGAGACTCTTTAAGTGGGTGTCATGCGACCCCTCCTATAAACTTGCCTTTCGTGATGGATTTTTGGATTGGTCAGAATTCTTTCGTTACTTTGATAAGACGTTGCATCCAGAGCGTATCTTGATAACCATTATTACAAATACTAATCCTGTAGATTTTGCTGGGATCAGTTGGTTTAATGTAAATCTTCCTACGGCGTGGCCTAACTTTATGTTCAGAAAGAAGTATTGGGGGACTAGGATTCCTCAAGAAGGAAGTATACTCTCTCTGAAATATGTCTTCCAGGTTCCTGGTGTAAGGGTCATGATTGGTGTGACACCCGCGGATAACAAACTCGCAATAAATTTTGTACGGAAGCGTTTAGGGTTTCACATCATAAAGGAAGAGATTCCGTATGGTATTGATGCCGACACAGGAAGTGTGACATCGTATCTTACCAAGGAGATGATGAATGGGTAAAGGAACTCCTAGTATCGCGCGTACAAATGTGCGAGGTGCGGGCGGAGAAGTTGTGGACCCTACTTTGCTTGATCAGTCCCGAAGGGCACTACAAGATGCTGGAGCTGGGGCTCAAGGAATATCGGACTTTGTAAGGAGGGAGATACTAGAGCCTACCTTTGATATTCGTCAGGCCGCCGCTGGTGTTACACCTGGACTTATTAGAGCAAGGGGTGAAGGGGCGGAGCGAATGGCGGGTATTCAGCCTCTTGGATTAACAGCTCCGTTGCTTGATACAGGTGAGATATTTGGGCCTCGTTTTGAAGAGGCCAATCTACGAAAGGCAAGGGCTTTAGAGGAACTTGCAGAGAGGAGTAAAGGTAGGGGTGGTCGGCAAGAGGCGCTTCGGGCTCTGATAGATACAGAGCACAATAAGCTGCTGACCAGTGCGTCCATAGCGGCAGATAAAGCTGAGGCCGATGCTGTCCT